GGTATAGAGACCGGCGCCGTGCACCTTGCCGTACGGGACGGGGTCGAGCATGTGCACCTCGCCCGTCGCCGTCAGGTCGGCCAGCGACCGGCGCGCGGTGTCGACGTGGCCCATGAGGCGGCCAACGCCCTCCCACGATGCGTCCGTGCCGCCCGAGGCCGAGACGGTCTCGCGGCGGCGGAGGATCTCCAGCACCGTGCGGAGGTGTCCGACGACGACCACGACCTATGCCACCGCGGCCTTGGACTTCGCGCAGACGACCAGGTGGTAGTTGTTCGCGCGTGCGATGGTCGCAATCGTGCTGTATTCCGTGCTGGCCGGCGTGGTCGGGTCAGTGTGCGGCGAGATAGCCCCGGCCGTCCCGCCCACGAAGTAGACGAGGCCCTGCGTGCCCGCGCCCATGTCCACGATGGCGCCGGGCTTGGCATACTGAATGGGCTGGTCCGCCGCCGCCGCAGCGAGCGCGATCCCAATCGCCTCCGCCGCATTCAGACTCGTGGCGATAGCCAGCCACGCCTTGCCGTCCGCGCTGTTTTCGTAAAGGCATTCGCCCTCGGTGATCGCTTCGCCGGCCGTCAGCCAGCCGGTCGGACCGGAGACGAGTTTGACGCCAGTGGGAGAAAGGTCAGCCATGGTTCAGTCCTCATGGGGTTGTGTCATCCGGAATAGGCGGCCTCCGTCGCGGGGACCGTCTCGGGACCGAGCAGAGCCAGGTAGCGCTCCTCGAGCATCGCGGCCAGCTTCGGCTCGGGTTGATCGTACAGCAGTTGCGTCTTGAGCTTGATCGCTGCCGCGAGCGACTCGGGAACCGCCGCCTGCTGCGTCGATACCGTCGCGCTGTTCGAGTAGCCGCAGGTAAACGGAATCGTGACCGCTTTCCGCTGTGACCGCGTGGACGGCCACGCGCCGCCATAGACCGGGTAGACGCGGCCCGGCTCCATGTCGGTATCGACCGTGTAGTCCGTGTCCTCGACCAGATCCGTCTGCGACGTTCCGTCCGCGTCGATGTAGGCGATCGTTCCGATGCTGATGAGCGGCGAGAGCGGAATGCGGATCTCGCCGGGGAACGAGTCCAGGTACAGGTTGTAGACGGCCTTCATCAGTTGCCGGTGCGTTCTCATCTCCACGTCCGCGCGGGCCGCCTTGGCGAGCGACGTTATGAGCGCGTCGTGCTCCGCAAAGTCCACGCGCAGGAACCGCTTGAGATCGACGAGCGGTACGGGCTCGCCGGTCGTGGCGGTGGAGATGGTATAGATCAGGCTCACGTCGTCTCGATTTCTCCATCCACCAGGAGCGTCAGAACGCCGATCTTCGAGTTGCCGGCGGCCGATACGGTGATCGTGATCGGCCCGGCGACGGCGACGCGGGCACCAGTTGCGGTTTTGACGGCGAAGTCCACGCGCTCGGTGTTGGACGTATGCCGGTCGATCAGGTCGTCGTCGCTGTTACCGAGGATGTTCGCCCCGTCGGCATCCGTCAGGACGATGTCGTAATCCGCGGTCGGGGCCGTCGCGCCGGGGTTGGTGATGCCCGCGAGGAGGTAGCCGTAGACGGGCGCGGTCGTACCCGCTACCCCGCCCGTGACGCTGTCCGAGGTCCAGCTCGCCGCAATCGACTTGATGGGTCCGATCCGGTTGTAGGCGAAGGTCATCGCTGAGCCAGCCATGTGGACCCCCTAGTTGAGCTGGAAAACGCGGTAGCCCTGCAAGTGCATGATCGGGTCGTTTGTGCCGCCGCTCTGGCAGACGAACGACGGGTACATGGCGACGATGGGCACGTACGCCGTAGCGTGGGCCGTGCCGACCGAGACGCCGTTGTAGAAGCCCTCGACCGACGTGACGCCGTTCACGTAGAACCCGACGTTCACGTATGTCGCCTCCGCGATAGTGCCGGCCGTGGTAGTCGTTCCCGTACCCGCCTTCTCTGAACCGAACAGCGTTACGCCGTTGTCGGTCACGCACCAGAAGGCGATGCAGTTCGTCGAGGCCATCGCGGACGTGTCGAGGATCGCGGTGTCCGTCTCGGACAGGCCCACGAACAGTTCGCACTTGTCGTAGGTATCCACGATCTTGAACCGCGCCTCGAACCAGATGTGTTTCCCCGCGGCGGGGATGAAGCAGGTACAGCCGACGTTCCGCTGCAAGTTCACGCCCTGCGTTGCCGTCGTGCTGTTCGAATCGATCTCCAGCACCCCCGGTGCCGCCGTGCTGCACGCCGCCGTTCCGGTCGTCTGCTGCGTCAGCGTGTATTCGTCGGTCGCGTTGTACGTGTTGAAACGCTCGTCCAGCATCACGCCGATGGTCGGATCGTGGACGTACTCCTGCAACGGGCACGTTTTCCACAGGCCCGATGTGTAGGTGCTGTTCAGCGCCGGATCGTAGTAGCTGACCCGGCCGGCTTCGTTGTAGCCTTTGGTGCCCATGCGGCCGTCCTCCTTTGAGGGTCGATGAAGGGGGCGGACCGGAGCCCGCCCCCGGATTGTCGGTCAGTTCCGCTAGGTGCGTGCCCCGCCGGGCGTCTGGTTGACGTGACGCGGGAGGAACCCGAAGAACAGGATGCCGGCGGTTACGGTCTTGTTGGCCGTCTCGGCGATGGCGAGCTGGACATAGGTGTATCCGTTGCCGCCGTCCGCGAACACCTCGGCCGCCGTGAACTCGACGGAGTGGATGCCGTTGGAGACGGGACTCGCAGCGTTGAAGTTGAAGCCCGTCACCGCCGCCGTTGCCGGAGCCGTCCAGAGGTCGGTCGTCTCCGTGTAATAGCGGTAGCGGAAGATCATCGTTGAGGAGTTGGTCGGCGTCGTATCGTCGCACGCTTTCAGCGTGACGAGGTTGCTGATCCCGGCGTCCTCGATCGCCCCCTGGTGAATGAGGAACGCCCCGGCATGGTAGTTCTCCATGTTGAAGCAGTCCGTGACCACCGCGCCGCCTGCGTAGGCGTCAGCGGCGGGCGGTAGGGCGTTGCCGACGTATCCGATCTGGTATCCATGCCACATTGGTTAGCTCCTTGTGGCTAGCGCCACGAAATCGGAGAGGGTCTCGGTGCCGCTGACGTTCTCCGGGGTGAGCGGCGATGCGCGCCAGGGCTGGCCGTCGATCCGGAAGATGAATCGGTAGGACTTCTCATCCGTGAGCCACTGGACGTGGATGGACGTGTCCGCGCGAACGCCGCCCTTGGTTCCGACCAGGTAGCCCTTCAGGTTCGCCAGGATGATGTCGCCCGTCGTGTTGTAGGCCGAGCACCACGGGCACGGCAGGACCGGCAGGCCCTTCAGCGATCCGTAGGGGCTCTGGCTCAGGCCGCCCGGGGGCATGTAGGCGGGCCAGCCGGCCGCGCCCACCGTGCGCCCCATCGCCTGCAGGTACGGCGTGAGGCCCTGGTTGATGAGCCACACGGCACCGGGCAGGGACGAACCGATCATCCGCGAATACATCTTGTCGATGTTCTCGGCCAGGAGCGGGTCGGCGCTGGTCTGCCCCGTCTCGACGGCGACCGTCGTGAGGCCGCCCGAGTTCAGGATACCCAGCGGCTCGCCCGTTCCCGTCCCGCGCACGATCGCGCGGTTGATCATGTAGGCCATCTCCGACGGGACCACCTTCTGCAAGTGGGCCGCGGCGGCGGGGGCATCGTCTTCGAGCTCGCCGGTCAGGTAGGCCAAGACCGTCAGCTTCTTCGGCTTCAGGGTGAGCTGGCGGTACTTGGGCCGGCTCGCCGTCAGCGTACCGCCCTCGGGAATCCAGTAGCCGCGCACGCCGCCGTGCCGGCTGCCGTCCGCCTTGCTCGTCTCGGCGTCCGCGTTGAGCGTCAGGGACCGGCCCGAGATCATGCGCTGGTCGCAGCGCGATACCAGGTTCAGGGCGTCCTCGGCCATGACCGAGTCCCAGATTTCCGTCTCGTAGGTGGGCGGGGCGAGCCATCCACCATCGGCCCCGATACCCTCGCTCATCCCGGTCGCGCCGAGGATGCGCAGGCGCGTATCCACGTTTGCGCCCCGAGACGAATCGGCCGCCTTGACCGCGCCGAGGAAGTCGGCGTAGGTGTTGAACCCGCGGGTCGGGTTGGACAGGCCGGCGTCCCGCACGTCGGTCGTGACGGCGTGGCCCGGGAGCCCATCCGGCTCGGGCTCGGGGTGAAGGATGCGCTTCGGCTGCGTCACGGCGCGCATCAGCGCCTCCTCGGACCGCTTGATGAGGTGGACGGTCTCCTCGCGGGCCGCAACGTCGTTGTTGGCCTCCTCGAGTCCGTCGATCAACTCCTCGTTGGTCGGGTCTTTCTCCAGCGCCTCGCGCTTCGCGGTCTGGACCTCAAGGGCCAGCGCGAGTTGCTGCTGTGCGTCTAGTAGCTTTTGGCTCACTGTTTCGCCTCCCAGTTGGGGCACGAAAAAAGCGCCGGGATCACGTCTGCGATCTCCGGCGCGTACTTAGCGTGCCAGTCGTTGTTCTGCTGTCAGGCGGCCAGATAGCGGGAGACTGAGCCCACCCAGGCCAAGCGCCCCCATATCTACCACGGATCGGGGACGGGT